ATAATGCCATCCCGCCTGAGCGCGGTGAGATCTGTGTCAATGTGTACTGGGGCGAGTCTGGAGTCGGAAAGACCAGAAGAGCTTGGCACGAGGCCGGTCTTAATCCATACATCAAAAATCCCAACACCAAGTGGTGGGACGGTTATCGTGGACAAGATACGGTTATTATTGACGAGTTTGTTGGTCGTATTGACATTTCTTATATTCTTACTTGGCTTGATAGATATCCTTGCGTGGTTGAGCAAAAAGGATATTCTACTCCTTTGCTAGCTAAGCGTTTTTTTATTACTTCTAACATTAATCCTCGCAATTGGTATACTGACATTAATGCAGCTCAATTGGCTGGCTTGATGAGACGTATTCGAGTTGAAGAGATGGTGTTTCCCTGGTCCCCACCTTTGCCTTTGGATGATATTACCCTTTCACCTAACCTAAGTGAAGTTATTAGTTCTCCTTTAGTTACTACTCCTTCTCCTATTTTCTTTGGTCCTAATCCTAATCCTAACCCTAACGGAAGAGGCCTCATGGGCCCTTCCTCTGACTTTGATTTCTTTGAATATCTTATGAATAATTAAATATATTTAGTAATTGACATAACCATCTGCGTCTTCTGAATCGACGCTATTGAGTGAATATTTTCTTGTAGCTCCCATAGTTAATGAATTTCCTGCATCAGTTGCTCCAGCAACTGGCTTGAAGTTGACGAATATACTCTGTGTGAGCCGAGCGTTCGCCCAGACTGCCGTCTGGAGAACGTCGGTCTCAGACACGACATGCGTCTTGGGATCTCTGATCTGAAACGTGGCTGTATCCGCCACATCTATCCAATACTTGACTTTCTTTTGAATAGTGAATTTGCCATTTCTGATAAGTTCAGGCATATCAAATAGTGTAACTCCTCTTTGACCGATATTGAGTGAAGAGAAGAATCCTGAGCCATTGGGATTCATGACTGGCGTGGTGCCATCTGCAAGTGTTGCTGCTGCATTGAAGGATCCATATGCTGGTTCTCCCCAATAGTTGAGAACATAAAGGTCTACTTCGAGCTTAGTAGTACCTGTGTTTGTAAGAGTGATATCCAGGACAGCGCTTTTGAAGGTAAGCTTCTGTGTTTCCTTGGTTGAAAGATATGCTTGTTGAAAGATTTGATAAAGATCGGCTGCGCCTAGTTCCGAGGTAGCAGAGGTGCCATTCGAACCGTAGAGTGATGCGATAATCCAATTTTGAGCATTAGCTGCAGTAGAAGTGCCTGTGACTGACTTGTTGAATACGATAGTCTTGGTTCCCAATGATCGTTCATTAGCTGCCTGGACCTTCCTAACGAACTTCTTCCAGTTACGTTTTTTCTTATAGGGCATACGCCTTTTTCTATATTGCATCTTGCTATCATGATGCTGACTGACACCCATCATACTTCTGGATGTATTCTTATTGGCTGATTTGATCTGGCTATAAGCCTTGTATGCACGTGGGCCATATTGAAGGGTCTTCCGGATACCATATCCGAGCATGCGACGTGCTTGTTTTCTATATGCCATATTGGGAAAGTGTTTCCTAATTGGGATATAAGCCTTTCCTAATTGGGATAATTGTCCACGTGGTGGGGTTACACGAATTAACGCGTGCGGGACACCCAGGTTGTCTATATATAGGGGGGGGGGTGAGACGTGAGCCGCCTACTAGTAAGTAATACTGGCGGCTCACTTTGAACATGGTTGCACAAGCTCGTTATTGGCTCTTGACTATTCCCGTTGAACATCATCCTGCTGAACCCGTCACCCATGACGACCTTGTCTACGTCAAAGGACAACAAGAGCGAGGAAGAGAAACTGGTTTGCTCCACTGGCAACTTTTGGCTGTCTTCTCCAAGAAGCTACGATTGGCTGGAGTCAAGAAACATTTCTGCCCCCAGGCGCACTGCGAGCCTAGCAGATCCGACGCCGCGAACGACTATGTGTGGAAAGAAGATACACGAGTGCCTGGTACACAATTCGAGCATGGAGCCTTGCCCATTTCAAGAGCACGAAAGGCCGACTGGGACAGAGTCTACGACGACGCCATCGCGGGGAAGTTCGAGAACATCCCCAAGGACATCCTCATTAGGAACTACTCAGCACTTAAGCGCATTCGAGTCGATAATGCCATCCCGCCTGAGCGCGGTGAGATCTGTGTCAATGTGTACTGGGGCGAGTCTGGAGTCGGAAAGACCAGAAGAGCTTGGCACGAGGCCGGTCTTAATCCATACATCAAAAATCC